AAAAAGGAACGATGAGAGTATTTCCTATTACTCATTATGTAGTTAATAGAGATGCGTCAGGAAACATATTAGAAATAGTTATTAAAGAAAGTATTAGTCCTTTAAGTTTAGATTCAGAAGTTAGAAATATAGTAGTTCAAGATGCTGATTATAAAAAAGATGAAGATGTAGAATTATACACACATATTTATAAATTAGAAAATGGAAAATTTTATATCTGTCAAGAAGTAAATGGAATTAAACTTCCTGATTCAGTAGGTTCATATCCTGAAGACCAACTTCCTTACGCCGCTTTAAGAATGGTTAGAATTGATGGTGAAGATTATGGTAGAGGATATGTAGAAGAATTTTTAGGAGACCTTAAATCATTAGAAGGATTGTCTCGTGCACTTATTGAAAGTGC